TTTTGTTTTTTCATAGTTTTCTCCTATTTGTTTATTATACTATCTTTTAGGACCTTTCAAGATCTTAACATCTGCCATTTTCATCAAATCATTTTCCATTTTAGCTTGTTGAGACATCATCTGTTTAGTTAGCGACGTATCAGCTCTTAATTCAGCTAATTCTTGATTTTGCTCTAATTTTTCATCAAACTGTTGTTGACCCATTAATTGCTTAGATCTATCTAAATTAATCTTTTCTTGGTCTTGTTCTCGTTTTTTAGAGTCATCCATAGCTCTTAAATCTAATTCTCTTGCTTTTAATTTAGCAATTGGGTCATTTCCAAACTCACCCATAATTTTATTTTCTTCATTTTTAAATTCTTCGGTCATTTCTGCAATTAATTTAGCTTTTCTAGACTCTAAACTCATCGAAAGAGACATCATTTGTTGTTGAATCTGTGGATCTTGCTGTAACATTGGATTTTGTTGCATCATTTGTTGCATTTGCATCAATTTTGCAATTTCTTCTCTAAATTCTACTTCTAATTGCTCTTGTGCCATCAAAGAAATGTGTTCAAAAATGTTTTTTTCTAACGCAGCCATCACAACCGGGTTATTTCGAGCAATATTGGTCGCCATAAAGTTTAAATGGGTCGTAATGTGTGCTTGATGGTCTTGTCCTTTGAATGCTTGGAACGGTTTTCCACTCATTGCAAGAATATTTTCACTTGCAGGGTCCATTGGTTGCGGTTGTTGAGGTGGTGGAAGTATTTTATCAATATTTTTTACACCAATCGCTGTATACATTGCATGAAATGCTTCATACAAGTTGTGCATTTGTGGATTTGACATTGCAAGTTGTAATTCTGTTTGTGCTAAACTAATTCTTTGTGATTGAGAAAAAATATTTGGGTCTGCAACAGGAATAATATCTACTTTGTCATCAAAATCTGCAACTTTTATATTTCTTTGCCCTCCTACCACGTCATATGGATACTCGTTAGGTAAGTAAGTTTTAAAAACTCCTGCTAATAATTGAAACTCACTTTTCATCGCCACATACAATCTTTTATGTATGGCTGACATGACTCTGGAACCACGTTCTAAGAGAGCTATAGTCGTACCAACAGCTGCTTGTTGGTTGCCGTCACCGACCTGCATGTCAGCTATGGCGGCAAATCGTTGCCCTGCCTGTACCACTATGCCCATCAACTGTAATAAAGTTGGTGAAGGTTCTTTAAATGGTAAAGGCATAAATGCATCCTTGATACTTCCTCCAGGTGCATCTACATCTCTGAATTCGCCAGGCTGTATAGCTTGTGCCTCATCTCTAACACGGATTCCTCTTTGCTTAAATCCGGCCGGTAAATTACTTAAAGTTCCTGCGTCTAATAATTGACGTAATGCAGTGGTTGCTGTTCTTGATAAACCACCGATCATATGAATTAAACCAAAACCATAAAAACCTAATCCAGGTAAAAATTTAAAATGTACAAAATAATCTATTTTAAGTTTTTGTGGATCTTCTATTTGATAGTTTCTTCTAATGGATAATACTTGTCTGCTTCCTAAATCTAGAGAAACAATATATGGAAGTTTAATTCCTGTTGGTTCTCCTTGTGAGTCTTTGTCTTCAAAACCTTCTAAATCTAAATCGGTATGAATTTCTAAAATTGTAAAAATATCTTCTTCTCTAGTTTTTTTAACTCCTTCTAGTTCTCGTTCTTTTTTCTCTACTTCTGTTTCTTGATTATAACTAGGTGTTAATTCTATATCTTGATAAAAACCTGAAACTTGTTTTTTTCTTAAATCATTTTCAGACATTTTAATTACATGCACAACTGCTTCTGCATCTTCTAAAGATGTAGCAGTGTACGGCACAACTAAATCGTCAGCTGGAACAAATTTTGAAACAGCTCTGCCTAAAAGTTCATCATAGTAAACTTTTTTAAAGGCAGAGCCACTAAGAGGGAGATAAAAAAGCATTTGGTCGAACTCGGGTTCGTACTCTTTCATCACATCCATGAGCTGATAGTTCATGAATTCTTTAACTCTGTTTGATTGCTCTTCTCGAGCTCTATCTGCTAGTCCAACTATTTGTGTATGCACTGGACCTGTTGCAGGTAATAATTCTTTGTATGCTTGTGCTTGAAACTGTGTAACAGCTTCTGCTAACACTGGGTGTGTTGCACCGGAAGCCCCTTGAAATGGTTGTGTTGGGTTTTCGTATTTAAAACCTAATAAATCTAAACCTTTTGTATAACTATCTTCCCACGCTTTTCTTGAAGATTTATATTGATTATAATTTCCTGCAAGTTCAGAACCTAATTTTCCTAAAACATCTTCTGGTAATAATTCTGCTAAGTTGTCAAAATGACCGTTTGTTCCTGGTTGATTAACTGCTTCAGGATCAAAATTAATTGTTGCACTACCATCTTCTTCAGTTGTAACTTGAACATCATCAGGACCAACCTGTTCATTAACAATTTCTTCTTGAGCAACTGCTATTTCTTCTTCTCCAGGTATTTTAATTTCAGTCTCTACGTTTGGTAGGGCTTTGTCTATTTTTGCCATTTATATTCTCCGAGTTCTTGACTGTTGTAGCTTGTTTTATGGGAATATTCAACCCTTGAGAATTAGGTCCTCTCAAAGGTGGGATTTCCTTCCATTTGACGTGTTGCATATTTGCAACAAGAGTTTTATTTTTCATTACCTAAAAAAATCCTCATCTGATCTATTTTTACCAGTAAATAGTTTGTATCCTTGATAACCAAGTGTTCCAAGTGTTGCTAATCCAGCACCAATAGACAATGCAGGCAATGCTGCTGTTCCTGCTAAACCTAAAGATGCAATACCAAGTAATCCTCTAGACATTCCGGCTTTACCTAAAGCTTTTACTGCAGGATTCATAAATGATGCACCTAAATAATTTAATGGGTTAGTTGCAATTTCACCTACATCTTTACCTTCTCTAACATCTTGTGCAATGTAACCTAGAGTAGATGGTACCTGTATTATTGGTGCACCAAGTGCCCATAAACCTTTTCCAAGAACACCTTTTTCTAATCCTAAAGCTGCTCTAGTTCTACCAACACCTTCTGGTAATGGTCCAGCTTCACCCACACCTCTTGCTGTCTGATAAACTTTTTTAGCAATCGGTGCAGTCAATCCTGCTGCAGCGGCAGCTTCTAATTTAAATTGATTGTCTAATAAAATATTGTCATCAACTTCTTCACCTTTTTGTTCAACATCAGAAATTATCATTCCTTCCATTTGACTATCGTTAGTTAAATATGTACTCGGGTCATCGTTTCTAAATTGTTTAACCAATGCACCAGCTCCAACACCCGCGGCTACGGTACCAAGGCCCAGGGCAATCTTACCAGCTAATCCACCACGTTTTACAAAGTTTAAAAATCCTGTTGCTGCGTTTTTAATTTTTGTCAATCCAGGAGCTGTCTCATCTATATTTGCAATTTTTTGTGATGACCCTATCGGATCATTTTCTACTTTACTTGATATACATTTTATTAACGACGTTCCCGTAGCAAGCCCAATACGACCACCTTCAGCTGCGCCAGAAACTTTACATCCTAAAGTTCTACCAACGCTCATTAATATGTTGCCTGGGGAATCTTGGATTAATTTCAATAAGTCTGGACTTGTTTTAATTTGAGACGCAATAGCTTTTGCCCCTGCTTTTTCTTTAGCTAGTTGAGAAAAATACTGACCAAAACGTTGTTCTTGAGTAGTAGCTGGTGAAATGGAACTAGTTACTAACTTATTATTTTTAATACTATAAATATCTTTAGGGGCTCCTATATCTTTGTACTCTGTTGAAACCATTTTATTTAAATTTTTAATATCTTTAGTCATGTCTTTTTTATTTAAAAGACCCTCTTGAATATTTTTAATATACTCTCCCCTCGTTTTTTCAAAACCACCGCCTCTCCAGCCAAGGTCCATGTTTCTACGCCACGTCATTCCGGCTAAATCTTTTCTAGCTGCTTTAAGTATATTTGGATTATCCGATCTAACTGCGGCAGCCAAACCCTGAGTATGCTCGATACTATATCCAAGTTTTAATTCCTCAGGAAGTTGTTTAACATCAAATAATTTTGCTAAAGCTTTATGTTCTTTTCGCATTTCATTAGATAATGTTCTTCTTGGCAGCCCTAGTTTTTTTTCTAATTTAAAAAGGCTGCTTCTGGTTATATCATTTGATCGCCTAAATTTATCTTGATACTCTCTAAAAATTTTTGAATAAGCAGGTATTTTTGCAAACATGTCTGCTCGTCCAACTCCAAAAACTCCAGAATCAGGCGACAACCAAAACATTGCATCTTTGGCTCCTTGGGGAAGTGTTACTTTATTAAATTGATTATATCCTTTTCCTGATTTATTTTCTAAAAAGAAATCAAAATAATCATCTAACCCTTTTTTAAATTCAGGATTATTTATTAATAAATTTTCAAAAAAAACTTTTCTAAAAGCTTTACCTGTGTCCTTAGCTATAACAGGAATGTTCATATTTTTAATTTTAAATTCATCACCATGAACACTTAGACCAGGGAACCCTAACTTGTTAATTGGGCTATATGGTCCTATTTTTTTATATCCTTTTTCTTTTACTTCTTTCGCCCAAGCTTTTTTAAAATCTTCTAAAAATTTATCAACCTCTCTTGGTTTATATTTATTTAAATTTTGCTTTAACCACTCGTTAGTCCAAGTCCGAGCATTTTTTTTCACCTCAAGTCCCCTTGACCATTGAGCTGCGGACCCTTTAGCGATTTGTTTATCTTTTCTATCTTGAACTCTTTTAAAAAATTGCTTGGGTGATTCCCCATCTTTTTGGGTCATATATTTACGAGGCCCAACCCGTTTGCCGGTTCCTGAAACGTATTCATTATAAATATATTCTAATTTACCATCTAATCTTTTTTTAAAAGTGGTGTAAGGGCCTACATAAGTGGGATCGTATTTATATATAGATCTAGCCATTAGACCTCCAGGATCTTAGCTAGTCCGCCTTTTGCAAAAGGTATATCTTCTTGAATAAGTGTTGCAGTAAATCTATCAAACCTTGGATCATCTGGAGCTCTACCTGCAGCATCTCTTACATTTGTTAAAAGCCTGTTAATAAATCGTGGGGTAATTTTTTCATCTGGAATTAATTCTAAAATTCTTGGTCCAAAATATTTTTCAACTAATATTAATGGATCACCCATGATACCGCCGCCGCCTTCAGTAATAAACTTTACGTCTTCTGCAGATACAATATCGTTTAAATTTGTTCTGCCAAATCCTGGAGAGTTAATATCCATTGTATCTTTTTTTAATGCTTCTACTAAAAATTCTCTAGCATTCGCTCGTTTAGCTGGTGCGTTAGGCATATTAGCTATTGCTAATCTTGCATCCGCAGCGTCACTTGCTGCATTTAATCGATCAACTTCTTTTTGTAATTTAGCTGCTCCTGCTTCATCTCCTTGAGCTCTTACAAAATCTATAAAATCGTCACCTTCTTTTTCATCTATAACTTTTCTAATGTCTTTAAGCTCTGGGCTTTTACCAAATACGTCTTTGTATTGTTCGGCTCTCATAGGAATAAAATTTGGATCTTGTGTTTGAACTTCATCTTTTATAACTCTTAAATCATCATCTGTTTTTCTAGTTTGTCTTAAAGCACCTAGACCTTCTTGTGTTAAGTTCCTGGTCCCTGTTCCCATGTCAATGATGTTTGCGGGTGCAGCTTTAGGGTTATAAAATTCATCGAGCTTTAACATATTTTCGTATAACTTTCCTGCTTGAACATCGTTTAATTTGTCAGCAGTCAAATAGCCCATAGGGCTTTTTAATTCTTCTAATATCTTTGATTTACCGAGTGCGCCTACAGCTTCCATATTAATGGACATGTCGACAAAGGGTTCTGGATTCTTACCAGTACCTAGAAAAGTAATATTAGATCGGGAACCAAGGACATCATTCATGTTCCCACCTAATTTTGAGTATAATTTTACAATCGATTCTACTAATTCTTTTTTAGCCATAATACTTTACTTGTCCTCTAATAATTGGCTCATCTTTGTAATCTTCTGGGTGTCGAACCAAACCACCCTGTCTAATTCGCATGATTGCCTGTGTCGTACTATCGACGTAGTCATCATGATCTCCGAATGGAAAAGACGCACACTCTTCCACTACTTCCTGGGCAAAATGCTCATGCATCGGGGCCCATACTTTGCCGCTCTCAAAGAGCGGAGCTACGGAGTTTACTCTTGTGTGTTTATCATTTCCTTTTGACGGTGTAAAGTTAATAACTGGGATGTCCATTTGCCTTAGCTCGTGAGTCAGAGGAAGCCCTGAAGCTTTCGCCTCGATTATAACCATGTCAGGCCTCCAGTCTTGATACTCTTCAAGAGCCATTCTTCGAAGTTCGGGGAACTCGTACCTACCTTTAAATGCGTTAAGTAAAATTATGTTTTGTCCAGAATCTTCTGTAGTAAACACACCCCACATAGTTATAGCGCTGTAGTCGGCTGTAGTTGATTTAGTAAATGCTGTATCGAGAGACATTACCGTATATTCTATTTTAGGAGGGTATTGACCTTCCCAGTCCATCCACCATTCTCGTTTTAGTATGGCTCCTTCTTCGGCAGTCGGTTGCTGCATATATTGGGCCAGCCAGTTGGAAACGGGGATCGAGGCTTTTGTTTTAAGAAGCTCTTCAACCTTCCAATATTCTGGCCAAACAGGTTTTCCATTTGGCAATATTGCTGGAAGTTCTACAACTTCCCATTGATCACTTCCTTCTTCACTTTGAGCTTTTAATAATTGACCAGTTACGTCTTTTGTAGACCATCTAGTCATAACAATTACAATTGCACCACCTGGCTGCAAACGTTGACGTGGACCAGCTGTGTACCAATTCATAGCTTTATCAAAAGCTTTACCATCTGCACGAACATCTTGTTCTTTATGAGGGTCATCAATAATTAATAGATCCGCACCCCGTCCAGTGATTGCTCCGCCAACACCAGCTGCAAAATATTCACCACCTTGTTCGGTTTTCCATTTCCCTGCTGCCTGACTATCTTCTTGAAGTCTAGTTTTAAAAAGTTCTTGGTAATTTTTTTCATCAACCAAGTTTTTAGTCTTTCTTCCAAAGTCAATTGCAAGATCCGCTGTGTGGGTTGCTTGAATTATCTTCAAACTAGGTTTTCTTCCAATCATCCATGCCGGAAGTAAGTATGAAGCAAACTCCGACTTTGTATGTCTTGGCGGCATGTTTATGATGAGTCGTTTAATCTTGCCTTCAGCAAGATCATTGAATTTTTTATTAATAA